CCCGGCCGGATTCACGCCCCGCCTTATCGACGAACCTGTCCAGTTCGCCGCGAACGGCCGCGGCCGAAACGTAGCGCCCGGTTTTGGCGTCTCGATAGCGGTGTTGTTCGCCGCGTTGGGTCTGGATTGCCGTCCAGGTGTACTCAGGCATTGGCGGCTTCGTCTTCGTCGTCATCCGGCGGCGCGGCCGTCAATAGCGCCATGAGGCGCGGGCTGCCGTAGCGTCGCACGAATTCCAGCATGAGCGGCGTATCTTCGGTGACGTGTATCTCCGCCATGCGGTCTAAATCCTCATCTGTCCACTGAATCGCCTTGCCCCGTTTCCCCGGCGGTCGCGGTGTCATTGCGTCAAGCCCTCTTCGCCGTAGGTGTCGGTACGGGCAATGGCGGCCAGTTCCGCGGCCGAATACCCGGCCAGCGTGTAGGACGCCGACAACGATAGACCGTTGCTCAGGTGTGACGCGGCAACGGCGGCGCGGCTCGATTCACGGGTCAGATAGTCCAGTTCCTCAAAACTGTCCCAGTTGGTCACAATGCCCGCCTCATCGAGCGCCGGGCGCGGCCCAAACGTGTTATGCAGTCGCACGGCGTAGCGCATCACGCGCCGCCATGACAGGCCGTAGGTTTTGGCACGGTCGGCTATTTTGGCGATTAGCCCCCGCTCCGAGGCGACAATTGTATCCGCCGCGGCGACGGCCCGGCTATCCTGAAACATGGTCAACGGCACACGTGACACCTGCGCTATGGTCATCGTCGCATGACGCACGGCCTCGACCAATAGCGACAGGTCGCCCGGCGGGATTGTCCCCCACGCGGCCGCCGGATTCTTGCTGTACCAGATAGCCCCCGCCGCGTTGACCATTTCCTCGCTGGGTACGTCGCCGGTCAACGTCACGAGTCGGAACCCCGTCGCGTCGGCCGAGGCTATCAGGTCAACCCATAGCGAGGTCAATACGCGTTGGAGAGGGATGATAGCCTCAAGCTCCGACGTGCCGTAGTCATCGCCGTTGGGGTTTGTCGGGAAATGCACGACCGGCACGCCCAGCGGTTGCCCCGTCGCATCAACCCACGGGATAGGCCAGCGCTCGCCGTCATGGTATTCAGTCCATGCCCCCGCCCGGCCGGTGATGTATTTCTCAATGCGGTTGTCGAAGTAGAGATTCAGCCGTGACTTGCCCCGGTCGTTGCCTTCCTCGAGCCGCCACTTTTTGAATCCATACAACGGCACGCGCCGCTCGCTGGAATAGATAATCCCCGTTCCGTTGCTGCCGTCATAANNAAGACATTTCATGATGGAATTCAGGCATAGCGGCCGCGTCATCCCACTCGACAATCACATAGCTGTCGCCGTCACGCAATGCCGACAGATGAATATCGTCCTGGTACGCGCTCAAGTCACGCGCCGCCCACCACATCGCCAGCGCCCTTTCCGTCGCCGGACTTGTCGCCGCGAAACTCTGCACGCTCAGGCGTTCGGCCACCGTGTCAACCACTAGCGGACAGATGTTCGCCAGTGAACGGATCTGCGCCGACGTGATACCGAGCCGCGTTTCCTGCCGCTTGCTCAGGCGGATGTCATGCTCGCCCTTGTAGAACTCTCGATACATCGCTACGTCGGCATAGCCCAGCCCGTCGCTCTGAATCAGCCATCGCTCAAATGTGTCTATCGGATTACGCATATTGGAATACTCCCGCTCCTCGCCTGTCCACGCCGTGCCACGCCAGCGCCAACGCCATGACCGTATCATCGTGCATCCCACTCGGCGCTCCGTAGCTCATGCCGCTGGCCATGCGCTTGCCCTCATACGCCTGCAACTCCCCGATCTGCACCGGGTCATTGAGTATCTGGATCGTGCCGTGCTCGAATGCCGCCTGTAGCGCCTGGATCAGCGGCTGCTTGCTGCTCGCCGACGTATGGAACGGTACGATGCTCAGCCCGCGGCCGCGCAAGTGGTCGATGACCGGCTGCCCTATCGAGTTATCTTCGATGATCATCGTCTGGACATTCCAGCGCGCATAGGCCGCCGCGATGCGCTCTTCCAGCGCGATATAGCCCACGCGGTTGAAACGGTCGATGTACACCTGCTCGCGCGTCCGACTGTCCAAAATCGAGATGACCGTAAAATCCGCTTCATTGGCGATGTCCACCCCGGCAATGTAGGCGCGGCCTGGTATGGGCGTGTCAATCGCCGTCGCCGTGGCGCACTCCATGACGCGATGGAAGACGCCGCTTGATTCGACAAACTCAGCAAGCCACTCCTGTCTAAATGTGCTTTCAGGAACGCGGCCGCGGGCCATCTCAAAAGCTCTTTGTATATTCGGCAACGGATTATTCTTCGTCGGCGCCTGCCATGCCGCCGCGTGTTTTCCATCGCCTTGCGCCTGCATAAACTCGTTATAGAACCAGTTCCGGCCGCGTGGTGTGGAAATTAAAATAGCGTCGCCGTCATAATCCGATAGCGTCGGCATGATAGCGTCCGTCCATGCTCCTTCCGGTAGCTTGGCCGCCTCATCGAGGATGACGAGATTAAACGCTTCCCCCCGGATGCTGTCGATGTTATCGCCTGAGTAGATAGCCAGTTCCCCGCCCGCCCTCGTTGTGATGATTCTGTCGGCGCGGTTGATGCTCATTTTACCCGCCATCACCGTGGGCGACGCTATAGACACTGCCCATCGCCACATAGGACGGGCATTTTTGTAGGTCGGCGCTATCCAGGCAACGCGGCCGTGTTGCCTGAGCGCATTCATCACAATGCAGCCGGACATCATCGTTTTGCCCCACCTTCGGCCCATTGATAGAACCTTGACCTTAGCCGGGTGTGTGACAATGGCAAGTTGATCATCTCTCAGTTTCGGTAAATCCAGCACGATAATCGACCATCCGAAACGGGATAGGTTCGCCGTCCTTGCCGCTGAGTTCCACCGCCTTCGGCGCGTCCAGTCCCTGCAGCCGCGACAGCGCCGCCCATACCGCTAGTTTCTCCTTTATCGTCTTGGCCTCGCGTAACATCTGGTAATGTGCGGCCACGGCGCGGCGATGATGCTCGGCCCGCTCAGGCGCGGCCACGGCCTCGATGCGCTGCCATGCCTTGCCGATGTAGTCATAGCCGGTTCTGTCCTTAATGCCCCATGATTTTGCGGCATTTTGCAATATCTGCTCCGTTGTCCAGCCGTCGAGAATCAGGCGGTAGATCGCCTCGACGCGCTGCTCGACGGTTAGCTTGTCGGCTTTAGTACCGGCCATTTTCCCTAATCTGCCAATTGCCAGTTAGGGTCAATCGGCTTGTCCTTTATCGTGTAAATCAGCGGTAAACTGAGAATCGTTACCACCGCCTTATAAAGTATCTGCCCCGACGCAATCTGTGTAATTGCTTGTGCTAGTGGCATACTCTCAGCACCGAACACGGGCGGGAGCAGGACGAACGCCAGCGCGGTAAACACAATGGAATCAACCGGCAAGCTAACAAAGTTGCTTGCCAGCACCCGCGACCATTGCGGCGCGTTCGGGAATCGCGTCTTCCAGAAGTGATACACCTCGGTATCTGTCAGCTCGCTTACCAGTTCGGCGGCAATACTACCGATGGTAATAGCCGGAACAATAGCAAATATCGCGTTCCACGAATCGGCCAGCCAAAAGAACTCTGGCGATGGTAGGCGGGCAATAAACAGCATGTATACGGCCAGCAGGGCGTTAAGCCCCGCCGCCGTGTAGATCGCCATCTTCGCCCACTCCTTGCCCAGCCGCTTGTGAATCATATCGCGCAGGGTAAAGGTCAGGGCAAAGATAAACGTGCCGCCGGGCATTACCACCCCACCAATCTGCACTAACTTTGTCGCGCCTATATCGGCAATAGCCTGGGCCATTACATAGGTTCCGACCAACAATACAATTGCTCTAATCACGGTTTTTGTCATGGTTTCCTCACGTATATGGTGGGGTCTGTTACCCCTGAGATCTTGAATGCCTCGCGCCGCTCGACGCAAGTGCCACAAACGCCACAATGGGCGGTGTCGCCTTTATAACAACTCCAGGTGTTAGCGTAGGGAACGAATAGCGCGGCCCCTACCGCCACAATATCGGCTTTACTCATGTTGACGAATGGCGCGTACAGGTGTAACCCCTCAACGGCGTGGCCGTCGGTTGCGTGTCGTTCCATCTCGTCAAACGCCTTGATAAACTCCGGCCGGCAATCTGGGTAAATAGGATGGTCGCCCGCGTGTACGCCGGTCGCCACAATCCCGGCTCCTTCCGCAACGGCCGCCGCGTAAGCAATCGCTAGCATAATCGCGTTGCGGTTCGGAACAACGGTTAGCCGCATATTAGGCGCGGCATAGTGGCCTTCCGGCACGTCGATGTCATCTGTTAGCGCCGACCCACGCAGGAGTGGCGTAAGCGTTGACAGGTCGATGACGGTATGCTCCGCGCCCAGGTCGGCCGCGCAGCGCCGGGCGTATTCCAACTCCTTAACATGGCGCTGTCCATAGTCGAACGATAACAGGTGCAGGTCGTGCCCCTGACTTGCCAACAAGTAAGCCAGCGTTACGCTATCCATCCCGCCGCTAACGATTGCTATTGCTTTCACAGTCGCCCCTTAATGAATATAACCAGCGCGTAACCAGCCCATATACCAAACACACCGGCCACGCCCGCAAGAACGGCCGGAGCCGGGACGGGCGATTGTGCCAGCGCGAACACCGCCCCAACAATCCCCCCCGTTACAATCGCCTTAAGTATCTCTATCATTTAGTATCTCCATCGCCCGGCTTGTGTCGCCTACCCCCCCCNNGCCGTAAGCCGCCTTCAGCGGCGGCGAGATCGCCGCCGCTGAAGGCGGCAAGATGTAATTTCAACCCCTTATCGGCATCACCATAGTTGATGCCGTTACTTGTATCAGCAAGGTGTGGATGTTCGCCTACACCTTGCAATGTGTGCTCTAGGCCATATTCTCGCAGTGATTGAGATAGATTAACCATCCCCATATTAGAAGAAGTCGAATCTGCTGTAACTAGGTGCGCCCGGCGTCCGGGCGCACTTTGCCCGCCGGGTATAAATATCTCGCCGTGTCGATGGCGTAACCATTGCTCAGCCATCATGTAGGACAGCGCACTAATTGCGCATATCTTTGCCCGGTCGTTGCGGTTGCGGTCGGCAAAGTCGCGCCAATCAAAGCCCAGCGCCTCAACTAGCCGTGAGTGCCTTTGCCACGCCGCCACATTTCCAAGGTTTAATGTCTGGAACTTGCCGGCCCGTACATCAAACACGGGAACCTCCCCATAACGAAAGCCAGAACCCCATGACGAAGAATCCACGCTATACCACGGTAGCGCCTTAACCACCGTCCACGATGTTGCGCCGAAGCCGTGAAACACGGCTCGCCCCTGCGCCAGCTTGAAACACTTAATCAGCCACGGCATGATACGCTTAGGGAATCGCATAAATGGAACCATACCGCCGAGGGCGATATACTGGTAACGCTCGACCAGTTTCTCTAAGTGCGCCATATCTGACCCGGTATGAAACACGGGCAACGGCTCAAGCCCCAAGTCCTCTAGCGCTTTCTGATTACGGTCGGTTGCATCGGGATCGCCTATTACGTCAAGATTAGCGTAGGTTGTAAACAGGTGCGCCCAGCGTTTCACCCACGCCGCATAGTCGGGAATGTTTATCTGCGCTCCCTGGCTGGCCGCGCTAAATGCACCGCTATCGGCGAATACTTCAGGATATGGCTGAGTGAAATACTTCTCAAACAGTGCATCAAGATCGGTATCTTTGTAATAGTGGTAACTGAGTAATATTCGTAATTTCATATTACCACGGTCAGCACCACTCTTGGCCCAAGAGTGGTGCTGCGGGTTGCTATCGGCTAAATGTAGTTTCATCGGTGTATTGGTCATTGCCTCAGCCAACTGAGGCAATGACATCGTTTGCATACTTGTCGGGTATCCAAGCGCCCCATATAGTTTCATACTGGTTGCGGTTCGTTCTACCCCCCCCATCCGTTCGGTATGCTCTGAGCTAAGTAAATCATGGAGATAAATAAGACATCGGTCTTCGGCGACGTAGTTACCATTTGCCAGCGCGTTACATGGAACTAAGTACATCAACATCAACCGCCTCCAGGATGGCCGCCATCTTCTCGGCCTCGTCTGCGCCGGGTAGTTTGTCCATCATCCCCCGCCAAGTGCGGAAAGTTTCGGGCGATACCTGTACCCGAATGAACGGCCAGAAATCGCGCTCCCCAGGGTCGCCGTATTCGTCCTCCAGGTCGTCAAGATGCGGCGTCTCGCCGGGGTCGTATAGCCCCGAATGAGTAGCAAGATCGGCCAGCATCGCCGTCACCGCCGCCTCGCCGCTGTTG